GGTATGTTGGTGGTACAACACCGATATTTTCGGTTGTTGTTGCTGCATCAATTGCTGCAACTAGATCGCGTGCATCTGAGTTTCCTCTTAATGCATTGAATTGTGCTTTTGCATATTCACCAGCAGTAACATTTGTGTTCACGCGTGGTTTTGCATAAGCAACTGGTGCTTGTACTGCTTTTGAGGCTTCAACTGCAACTTCTGGCGCAGTTTCGACCACTGGAGTTACTTCTTCTGGATTTGCCATTGAAGTGACCTCACTTTCGGTTTGGTTTGTTTGTTCATCACTTGCGCTGATTGCAGTGACTTCTGTTTCGTCTGCTTTTTGAGCAGCGACATCTGTAATTTGTGCTTCAGCAAATGCTGGAGTATCAACAACTGATACTTCAAGAATTTTTGCTGCTGTCACATAAACTTCATCTTCTTTGTTTTCGTATTGTTCAATTGATGCACCGATTGATAATCCGGATTTTAATCCATCTTGTGCAAGTGCCAAAATATCGTCACCTGCTGATGTGCGTGCAACTTTGAATTTTCCTACAATTCCCACAGGTGTGATTTCGTGACTTATCATTCTGCCACGCACTTTGTTCATGTCATGATCTTCAAACAATTTGATGTCATTACCTAATTGCAATGATCCTTGTTCAAATACCACAGTTCCCATGTTTGTGAATCCAGGTTTTCCAAAAGGAACTATGATTCCTGTGATTTCTCTTTTGGATGTGTTGGCTGTTAATATGTCGCTTGTAAATTTGATTTCCATTGTTACCTCACTAAATCTTCTTCCATGCGAGCCTCATCAACTGTGAGCACTCCCAATGGAATTAGTTTTGAATAAACATCTGCTCTTTCCAATGGATTACCTCGCAAGAAGTCATCCAAATCATATTCAACATATTGTGTCGAAACTGTTATGTCATCCATTGATAATCTTTGTTCAATTGCTGTTAGCAATGGGCGCAATGAAAAATCTAAAAGTGCTCTGCGTTCGGCTGTGACATTTGAATAAGTCATGGTATTTGTTGAAGCATCAAGATAGTAGGCCGGGATATTCATCAAACGCGCGATCTCCTTGGCTAGATACTCTCTTGCTTCTGTGAGTTGTAGATCAGCAGCGTTGAATCCAACTGATTGCATATCAACATTGTCACTTAAAAATGCTGTGCCTTTTGTTTGTCTTGCTTGTTTCCATGCGTTTAAGATTGCTGTTGCTTTATTTGAATCCATTGGAACATTTGCTTTTAATACAACACTTGGTGTTGGGGTTTCAGCATAATTGAACACTGCTCTTTCAAGTGCTGCTGCTGTTCTTAATGTTCTGCCACCACGATTCAAAACACCATCTGGATCAATACCAGTAAATTGAATCAATGATCCGACACCATTGTCCGGAAGTCTTTGGGCTTCAAGTTGATAGCCAATTACTAATTCACCAGTTGAATCAAGTATTTGTGAAACTCTTGGTGCATCAATCCATCTGATTTGTGATGGTCTACCTGTTGCAGGATCAAGTTCTTTGATTTGCCAATATGCAACACCATGAAACAACAAATTTTCTGCTGTCATGCCATAAACAACTGCTGTTGGCATATTCTTATCCGGATTTGAAATTATAGTTGGTGTTGGTTCAACTCTTGATTTATCAAATTTTCTTTTAACATGTAATTCTAAACTTGAGGCTGTCCCGACAATAATGTTTCGGCCTCTTGCGCATGCTGGAACACTTAGGGCTTCTCGTCTTGTAACAAATGTTGATGTGACACCATCAAAGCCTGGTGAGAATAATGAAAGTGGCTTATCCGGGAATACATAAGGTGCAATTGCTGCTTTAAGTTGTGGCTGAATAAATTTTGAGTAAATTCCCATAGTCTCGCAATTATCTCATAGAAGTTACTTATATCATACACTGTCCGACTGTTGGGCGTGTTAATTTATGACACTAGTATATCAAATTGTCCTGAGTCTTGTCTTTCAGTTGCTTTATGTATTGCCAGCATCATTGCAATTGCTGCTGTGGCATTCTTTCGTCTTGACACATACCATGATCCGGCTTCTGTTGTTTTCTTTATGCAAGCATTGACTGATGCTGTTAGTTCCGGTTGTCCACCATGTGTGATTCTGTTTCCTGCCATTGCACCAAGGGTTTCATCACAGGCTTGGTAGTACTTTGCACCGGTTATGATTTCAGAGTTTATTGATCCCATGCGAAGTTTGGCTGCAACACTGTCACCACTGAATTTGTTTAAGATGATTGCTTCAGCGTTGTATTTTTTTGCCCATTCGGCAACATGGCTTGCAATTTTAAGATCATCAATGGCGTTTTCTTGATTTTGTAAATCCATTAGGCCAACTGCAATTGATTTGTCATCTAAGATTTGTGATCCAACTATTGCAAAGCCTGTTCGGTCTGGTGCTATTTCAACACCAATCCAAGTTGGTTTTCCTGGTGCAAGTTTGAGGCCATTTTGTTGGCATGCGTTCCAATCCCCGGCACTCCAAGGTGATTGGATTGTGTCTACCCATTGGCAAAGCATTTCGGTGGCAATGATGTTTGGATTGTCATTCATTCTTGATTGTAAAGTGTTTTCTGTAATTGTGTGACCTAGTGCAGGGTTGGCTTGAACCCATCCTTTACGATCAGCAAGTTTTAATCCTGGTTCTGCTGACCATTCCCAGTATGCAATGTCGTCATCTGTGTTGTTTTCAATTTTATGTAGTGCTCTAGCCCTTAATTGATTAAGCAATGTTGATGTTATGTCACCAGCATTTGAAGTTACCCACATAGATGGATTCTTTGAGGCTTGCATTGTGTATGCAAGGGCAGCAAATGCATCTGTTGTTTTGTGCTGTCGTGCTTCATCTATATAAACAGTTGATGCAGATAAACCTCGGCTACTTCCGGGCATGGCAGCCACAACTTTGAACCTGCAACCATTCTTCAATTCAATTTCTTCACGACCATTAGCCCGGGTCACTGCTTTAACTTTGTTACTTAACCAACTGAAAGATTCAATTAAGGAAACCACTGATCTGAAAGATTCCAAGGCAATGTCACGATTTTGCGCTGTTGCGATTTGTAATTTTTCATCCCAAAGAAATAAACCTGCAAGAATGCGAAACTTCATCAATGTTGTTTTGCCATTTTGGCGTGCAATGATCAATAGATTTGTTTTTGATTCCCATTCACCATTGCTTTTGACTTTGCAACCATCAAGCATTACATATTCTTGCCAAGGCAACAAAGGCATGCCCATTTGATTGGCAAGTTCAATTACTTCATGACCTTTAGTTAGGCTTGGTGTTTGAATGGTCGAGATTCTCGGGACTGGACTTCCTACCAGCAATGATTGAGTCAATTGGTGAACCCCCCTCAACAACTTGTGGTGTTTCATTACGGCCAAACAATGTAAGGCCATATTTGTCCATCAACTTTGTAAGTTCAGCACCCCACTTAACAATCATGGGATCATGCTGATCAGAATTATCCATAAGGCCGGCATAAGTCATCATCATTGCAACCCCACCCAAATCTGCTTCTGTAATCCAACCAGACTCCTGCGCAAAATCAATTGATCTTGACAAAGCCGGCAAAATTCTTTGATTATCTTGTTTCATCTTGTTTAATTCCTCTCAAATATAGGTGGTTCAAACACCCCAAAATCCCCCGGGGAAAAAGAGACTAAGGAGTGTGTGCGTGTTGGATTGGCCTCAAAAAAACGCTTTGAATATCTTTTTTCTTGAAACTTTTGTGCGTCTTGATTTTTCTTTGATGCATTGCATGTGCTGCATGCCACTACCATATTTGTTTCGTGGTCTTCGCCACCTTTGCTTATTGGTATTACATGATCTATTTGGTTTCCTGGTTGTCCACAGTATTGGCAGGTGTGGTCGTCTCGTTTGAGTATGGCTTTGCGCATTTGTTTGTATTTGTAGGTGTAACTCATGCTTGCTTCCTTAACTTCTTCTTTATGTCTTTGATGTATGTGATTGCTGTTAATGGATCAACTGAGTCATCTATTGGTGCAACATATTTGTCTGGTATTTGTGTAACTTTAGATTTGTCCGAGTAACGTTCATTAAGAGTTCTATAAGAGTTATGTAGGACAGCAGTGTCCGGGGTGGTAGGACTAGTGTGTCCTAGGGGGTAGGACAATACGTCCGGGGTTACCATTCTGTATAGGTTTGATTGACCTGTTCTTAGTTCTACATTTAGTAGTCCTTTATCAACCAGGCTTACTTGCAGGCGTCTTACTTGACGATCACTAACACCCATCATCTTGGCTATGCGTGCCTGCCCTGCCCATGCTGCGCCCTCTTTGTCATTGAAGTGGTCAGCAAGTATCACCAGGAGTAACTTTTCTTGTGGTTCTAAGCCCTCTTGTTCTAATGCCCAACCAACCAGTTTTGCGCTCAATCTATGTCCTCAGTGTAAAGTTGTAGTTCGCATGTTGAACAACCCAACTCTTTATTGTACAACTTGTTGCACTCTTTGCAGTAAATGTATGTTGTCATGATTTGAATGCCCACACCATAATGATTGTGTATACACCCAGGAATATAAGTTTTTGTGTTGTTGTCATTTTTTACCTGTAACAATCTTGTGGCATACACTGCAATGCTTTTTGTTAAATGTCCAGTTACCACAATTGATGCATCTTTGGATCAGTTTGTCCATTGAGGCAATGATTGATTGATGCCTGGCATTAACGCCTTGATAGTCTCTGTGTTTCATTCTTGACCCCTTATGATTCGTTTGGCTAGTTCAATGTCCTCTGGATTTTTGAACAAAGACTTTTTGTTTTCTACATCTTGTGCTAATGACTCTTGTAAAGCCTTAGCAAACTTGTAGTCGTGTGGTGTGTAGTTTTTGTTCATTCTGCATCCGGATGTTTATTCAGCACATGCCAACCATAAGTTTTGTGTAATGAATACTGAGTTGTTCCCCACATGTTCATGCCACATATGCTGCATTTCAGATTCCAGTATTTGAATTTGTTGTTTTGTGCGTCTGTTCTGAATGTTCGTTTGACTGACCATCCGACCATGATCATGACTAGGAGTGTGAACCCTAGTCCGAGCAGTACTGCGTGTCCTACTGTTATTGCTGTGTTGAGTAAATCGGTAAATGTCATAGTAACCCTGTTTTCCTGGAACATTGAGGCCAAGCGTTCCACCCTTGTTTTTCTTTCAACTTCTTTGCCATAGCAAATTGGACTTTCCAATGTGCTTCATGTGGTTTTCCCTTGCCCCCAACAAATTCCCATGATGCTTGCGAGAATTGAAACAATCCCATGAACTTGCCTGTTGGTGAGATTGCTTTGGGGTTCAATGATGATTCGCACATTGCGATTGCTTTCCAATCGGCTGGCAAATCTTTTGGTGTTGTTTGTAGCGTTATATACATCAGAATCCCGGAGATGTCCATGGATCATCCTCTGCGCCACCGGCAGCAATTAACTCTGCTGTTTCATGGCTCTTTGGTATTCCCTGTTTCCATGCTGTAATGTTATCAACAAGATGGCCTGATTGTATGTCATCCAAAAGGGGCTTTACTTCTTCAAATGTCATATTTGACTCCGGCACAATCTGCGCATCTTTACGCCTTGATGCAAATTGAACGAAAGCATTTTGATCATTGGTATCTTTTAGATGCTTTGCAAGTTCGCGCTGTAACCAACCAGACATCTTCGGAGTCGCAACCCTGCGAGGCTTCAGATAAGTAATTGGTTTTTCAACATATGGCACTGGTGTTGCACCAAGTGTTTCAGTTAAATTGGCTTTAACCATTTCTTCTCTTGATGGTCGTTTGCCTTTAGGTGCAAAGTTAAAATTTGCTAATGCTCTGCCAATTGCAGATGTTTCAGCATTCTCAAGTGCATTGCGAGCATTGACACCTTTTTGTTCAGTGTGTTCATCTGCAAGTCCTGTTGCAACTTGACGATCACCGACCCAGATAATTGCTTTGACAATGTAATGTCCAGCATTGTGTGATACCAATTCGGTTTCAATTCTTCCATCTTCTTGGTGTTCTTCCCAGAATCTTGAAAGCCTTGCCTCAACTGGTTCGTAATCTTCTATGTTGAAGAATCCCATCACTTACCCCTTTTCATTTCTTTGATTGTTTGTTCTTCAAATCTTCTGTGTCCAGATGGCAGTGTTATTGATTTGATTAATTTTTTGTCTGCCCATCTTTGAATAGTGCGATTGCTGACCAGGAGAAGATCAGCAACCTCACCGGTGCGCAGTAACTTAGTAATACTCATTAGGACTTTCCGGTTGATTTTGTCCGAACTTGTATTGCCAATCGCACCCACATGTACATTTCACTGTGGTTTGTGTTTCCATATTGTCGTCATGTTGAATTTCGTACAAATATGTCATTGTGTGCATATAACCCCCGTTATGTTTTGCAGGTGTATTTATTATATGACCGACTTGGCTGAGTTGTCAAACACCGGTGTGTCTAACCCCACTCCTTGCCATCAACAATGAACTTGCCTTTTTCATTAATTGGTACTAATTGAGGCACAACATGATTGCCCTCGACATACAAAATGCCAAATCCTGATTGCCAATTTGCTGCTTTTTCTCGAATGTAATTTGCACCGGATGATCGTAAATCCATTAGATGACCCACTTCCATTCCCCATATAGTGCTTAAACGCCCACCAAAGCCCCTAGAAGCCTTTGAAATGCCTTGCCTATGGGTGTGCCCACAAACTGTATTTTGGCCTGTTCTAATGCCCAAATTGAGGGCTGTAAGGCCACCCTGTGAATAGAGCCTACCCTCGTCGCCATGACCCATCAAAACTCCAGGTGCAATGTAATCCATTGAGCGTTGGTAAGTTATTCCTAACTTGTTCAATCCCAAAAGATTTTCAATGCGTAACGCTGTAACTGATTCAAAGGCTGGCGCATTCTTGTAAATGTATTTCTCAATGCGCTGACTGTGATTAGATCGTTGCAAGATAAATGGCTTCTTCTTTGATCCAAGGGCTTCTCTGAAATCTGCTAAAACATTATGTGCTGTGTTGAAATCTCTTTGCAGTGTTCGTTCAAATTCTGCTCTTGTGCCTTTATTGAATGCGCCTAGTTGTGGGACATCTATTTCATCACCTACGCAGGCAAGGCCATCTATTTTTGATTTAAAGATAAAATCTTGTAACTTCTCAACATTCCTCTTGTGATGGAATGGAATTTGTAAATCTGAAATAATAACTATGCGTTTAATACAATCACCTTTTTTTCTTAAGGTCTATTACATCACTCCATATCATATCAGTTTTTGTTTGTAGTTTTGTCAATTCAATTTTCATGTCATTCATTTTGTCCATAAGTGATGATCCACCATTTGGGAATAGTGTTTGTTTTATTTTGGTTTGCATCACCACTAGGCGAATCATCAAAACCATTATAGTTGCAGTGACACTTGCAATTGCTGTTATCTCGTTGATTGTCATTGGCGTTTGTACCAGTCAGGATCATAATCTGAATCTTCATCCCAGTCATCATCCTCTGGTGTGTCAGCGTACTCAAAGTTTATTGATGCAAAGTTGATCATGCCGTAAGCCTGGTATTCAGGCATCTCTGGTGATGTAACTGTAATCATCTTTTTGCGTTTTCCATTGTATGTTTCCAATAAACAAACAAAGCCAGTAACCAATTCACCTTTGGCATGTGCTGCATTCATAACTTGTATAAGTGCATCACCAAACACATCAGGTATTTCAATCTTGTGATCTTCAGACATTCAAATCAACCCCATTCAGTTTGTTAGTCCAACCAAGATATTTGTAGCCCCATCTTTCATTGACTTCTGTGTAGTAAATCTTTCCTACTCTGTCTTTGACAGGTAGATCAGTATTCCACACATAGCCAGGTTTAGAAGATTGAATTGCCACATGGCCAAACTTGCCACCTTTCCAAAAGTGAGTTGCCCCAATAGGTGCTTTCATAGGATCAGTAAATTTGTTTTTCTTAGGTGTGTTATTCCAGGCACTTATTGCACTTGGATATTTTGCAGGTATTTGCCAGGATTGTCTGACAGTTTTAAGACACAGGCCTTTGACTCCACTGCGACCAGATAGATGTGCTACTGCCATCCATTGATCAGCATCTTTGCCAGACCAACCTCTAGTGTTCGTTGTTTTCTTTGACATGTACTTTTCCAAATTCGCCATCATTAGGATTTAGCCATCTTAGGATGACTGGTGCAACTGCACCGATTCCGGCTGATAGCAACATCTTTGGATCAGTAACGCCTGCTAGATAACATGCAATTAACCCTGCAAGAAATGATCTTGCCCAGGATGCTGCAATGGCTTTGAAGTTTGTCATAAGATACTTGCCAATTCTTCTTTGGTTAAGCCAGCGATCTCTGCAAGTTTTTTGATAGCAGATTCGCGTGCTTCTTTCCTTTCGGCTTCCTTGGCTTCTCGTAGTTCAATTTGGACATTGGTTGCTTCTCTGTCAGCAATAAACGCTTCTTTATCAGCACCTTTTAATTCTGTTATTTCTTCCCCAACTTGAACAATAATTTTTTCAGTAGCCATAATCATTTCCTAACTGTTGTAACCATAAATAGACATTGAGCCAGTTATTGTCCCTGAAGGTGGGAATAAAGTCATTGAATCGAATGATGTTGTGTTGTTAAATCCACCAAAAGCAAAACCACCATAATAAGGTTGCGCTTGTGAATTTGCAGAAGTGACAACATTTCCAGAATAATAAGTTCGTTGTGATTCAAAAGGGCTAAATATATCAAAATTAAATGTTTTTAAACTATCTGTTCCAGAAGTGCTATCGCTAAAAATAGAACTTATACCACCATTATTAAAATTAGAAGCAAAACTTGCAGAGTTAGTTGCTGATTTTGCAAAAAAATCATAATAAGTTGCAGCACTATTATCTGAACCAGCAGTTCGCCACCTAATACTTAATACACCAGAAGAAGTTTGAATCACATTTGCAACTAATCTATAATTTTTGTAGGTTGCACTAAAAACATTTGCTGGAAATGAAATTGAACTTACTGCACTAAAACTAGTTGTATTCAGTAAAACCATTCCAGCCTTTTTAGTACCCAGGGCTGTATTCATGGATGCATCAATTGCATCACCTAAAGTCTCGATTGCTGTTGCGCCATCTTTGACAAGATCAGTTGAAGTTGGAACTGTCCAGCCATAGTTTGGTGTAGTTGTGGCCATGTGTTAATTGACTCCTAATAAGGCATCTTGCCATTGTAGTGATGGGTCTATTGTACTCCAGATTTCACCGGCAAATACATCTTGCCACGCCACAGGTATTGCAGAGAATGTGAAGTCTGAAACATTCAATGTAAGTCTAGCAGTAAATCTGTCTATGTCCCATTGCCATCCTTCAACATAACCAAAGAATTGGTTAGGGTACAAAAGTGCAGGGAAATCTGTAACGGACACAGGCATGCCAAAGAATACACCGACCAAAGAATTAAGCAATGATGATGTCATTGTTGGTGCATCAATTTGTATTTGAATGCCTTGAATTACTGGTGACGGATAAGCGTTCAAAAGTACTAAACGATCAGCCAAAGTATCAGCATCACCGGAGTTCTTTAAGAATGTTTCAATTGACTGTGTAACTCTGCCGTACTGACTAATAGAATCCAATTCCTCAACTTGCATTACATCTTGTGCAGCACCATAAATAACTCTTACATCATTGATGATGTCATTTCGAGATGTAGTCACATTGATACCATCTGCCAAAATAAAGTTTTTAGATATGTTCACAAATCCATTTGCCGACACATAGTCTGCGCGTGCATCTTGATCCTGATAACCGATACCACCGGAAGTAGTTTCATAAATAAAGCCACTGCCAGAATCGGCAACAATTTGAACATAGTTCAAAGCATTTAAGGGTTCTGGTGCTGCAACGGAACTGAACAGATCATATGTTCCAGGTGTGTCAATTGCAGATACATCAACACCTAATAATGAACTCCAAGTCTCAGTTGTGTAATCAGTCCAAATTTGTGTTGCAGGTAATTCATTCCATTTAAGTCCAAAAGTGTCAGTGACAACTGAGACAATACGATCACCATCTTTTTGTTCAGCATAGCCAACAATGTTTGCTTCTTTGGCTGCAAGTTCTGAAAGCGCACCAGATGCACTGATCTGTGTAATAAATGTGTTTGTTGTTCCAGCATCAAGCACTGAAACTGAAACATCTGTGACTAACCCTGTAAAGATTGTTGTATCAACACCTGTGTAATTGTCCAGGGTAACTGTGATTGTGTCAAAGATTTCAACATCAGTGTAAGGCAAATCTAAAAAATCAATTGTTGCAAAACCTGCTGATGACTGTTGTTGCACATTGTCTCGACCCATGCTGATTTGCACACCCTCAAGTGTGTAATTCGTTACGGCTGTGCCGTTAATCTTAACTGTGGCGTTTGGTGACCAAGGCACGATTATCTACCTGGAATCATTGGCTTGACAAACTTATTGACTGTGCCAGCCTTTGCAGCGTTATTGATTGACTTGACTACTGTGTTTGCTTGGGCTTTTGAATTAGTTGCACCAAAATTATTCACAACAGTGACTGCACCTCGAACATCACCTTGTGCTAATTGGCCTGCTGCTCTGACTGGTGCAGTTGAAATGTCTAAAATTGCACCACCGATAAATGATTCTTTGAATCTTTCGTATGCTGCAACTGCTGATTCAATCTTTCCAATCAATGTTGTAAATGAATCAATTAACTTAATTAGTGAACTCTCACCAGTTGTAGGATCAATTTGTAACAATTTGCCTATTGCATCACCTAAATCTCTTAATTGCTCTCCAAGTAAATATGCTGAACCCTCAGTGGATTGCATGTCATAACCAAATGTAACTGCACCAGTGCCAGCATCATAAAAGGCTTTAGTCAATCCTTGTTTGCCACTTCTAGTCAATCCATTAACTAAGCCCTCAAGTGCTGGAACTAAATTATCTGTTGTGAACTTTGCAAGTTTTTCCATAAATGGTAGTAAAGCAAATCCAATTTGTTCTTTGGCTTCATCAACTGCAATTTGAACTCTTTGCATTCTTCCTGCAAATGTTTCGGCTGCTGCTGCTGCTTGACCAGCAAATGTATTTGACAATGCAATGACTGCTGCATCAAAGTCTTTAGTTTTGACAATGTTTTCGTCAAGTGGTACACCAATACGCTTTAATGCACCTAGGTTGCCGTCATAGGCTTTTCCAAGTGCTTCTGTTACTGCTGCTAAGTCTTTACCTGTACCTGCTGCAATATCTAATGCTAGTTGTTGAAGTTTTTGTGCTTTAGTGACATCTTGTGTTGATCTAACTAATCTGTCAAGGCTTGGTCTAAGTTGATCATCAGCAATTCCGGTTGCTCTAGCAGTAGCATCAATATAATCTTCAGTGGCAGCAATTTGTTGATCTGTTGCTTTAGTTGTATTGCGTAAAGTTTGAGCCAGGCTAACCTGGGCTTTTTCATCTTCAATGGCTGCTTTGACGGCACTTACACCAATTGCAAATGCTGCTGTTCCTACTGCTGTTGCTAATCCTAAAAATGCTTTGGCTGCTGTTGCAACAATCTTATCAACTTTACCTGTAAAAGATTGTGTGTCTGTTGCTGCTTTATTCAACCCAGTAGAAAATTGCGCTGTGTCAGCAAGCAACTCTAACTTCAGTGATCTAATGTCAGCCATTATGCAACCCTACTTTTCCACTCGCGTCTTATTCTATCAACTTGCTCAACCCATTGTTGTGTAATGTAAGGTTGAAGTGCTTTAAGTGTTGGAAATATAAAGTAACCTGCGTTACCTCTGCCCTCGCGTGGTGACCTTTTGTCAAATTGTCTAAGCCCAATATATGATCCAGATTTGCGTTCGCGTCTAATGTTGTTGTAAGCACCAAACTCTGTACCAATAAGAATCTCACCTACCGGTGTTCCAGATTTAAGTTTTGCAGTTCCACCACCAATGGTGATAAGTGGTGATTTGCTTGTCTTTGAAACTCTTATTGTTTTGGCAATTGCTTGGCCTTGTGGTGTTGCTTGTAAGGCTGAACCAATAGCAGATGCTGCAACTGTTGCAATGTCGTTGGCTGCTTTTTTCATATCTGTTTTTGCAATGTCATCCATCTTGCTAAATGTTTTAAGAATAGCCAAAATGTCTTTATCTTCAATTTTAATTTGAAATGGTTTAGTTGCCATGATATTTATTCACCACATCTGCAATTGTTGATACCTGCTCGGCCGAAAGCGTTTTGAACTCTGACAATGGCTGGCGCGAAATAATTGCCAGTTCTATCAATGTGCGTTCTATGCTTCCGGCTGTGTAAAATTTGTTGTTGCAAAATCCTTTGAATTGATGTGAACAACTTGTGATCGCCAATCTTCAAAGCGACCAACTGGTTTATCACTGAGTCGTTTTTGCATTTGATAGGCGAGCCAGAATTGTTGTTCCAGACTTGGTGGCAATTCTCGTTTGAACAATTCCAAAAAAGTTGTGCCAGTTTCTTTTTCAGCCTGAGCAATTTCCCATGGAATAGTCCATTCTTCGTAGGACTTTCCATTTGCAAGTTTCCATTCTATTTGTATCTTAAACATTAGGTGACCCCTGTTCGATAGTTACGCTATTGATACTGATCGGATTGGCATTGATACTGTAACAGTTAATGCATCCGGTGCAGTTCCACCAAAATCTGGTCTTTTTGGAAGTACAGTTAATGACATTGTTTTGCCATTGATTGCTAATGTCATTGCTTGTGTTGTGGTTGGATTTGTATCTGCATCTGTCCACAATGTGTCACAGAAGCCACTTGCAACGCCCCAATCTTGCAGGATTTCAAGTGTTACTGTTCCAACTTCTTTGTCAATTACATAATCAACTAATCCATTCAAGGTTTGCACTTGTCCGTTTGGATCATCTAATGTAACTGTTGCACTTGTAATTTGGTCAT